GCACTTCATACGGGATGGTGTGTTGACCGTTCTTGGCCATAACGACCTTTTCAGGTCCATTGGCCTGTTCCTCAACCTGATTGGCTGCGGCTTGTTCGTTACCGGCTGCCACCTCGCCCGCCGACGGCGCGGGTTGTACATCCGTTTGCTTGGTGTCAGTGCCATTGTCCAGTTCGGCATCGGGCTCGCGCTCGATATCGGCTAACATGGCTTCCAGTTCGTCCAGGCTTTCAGTTCCGGTCAGGTTATCGATGGTTTTGCTCATGGTCGTCCTCGTGGGTTTTCAGTGGGTGGTATCGCTGCCCAAGCGGGGGAAGGCTCTCGGTGAAAGCGCTCCCCGGCTGGGGCTGGGCACAAAAAAGCCCGCACAAGGCGGGCTAAAGTGGCTTTGGGGAAGGCTGTTAAATTCGACCTAACTCGAGGTCAACGGTTTGCTTGAACAGGTAGTCTTTGGCTTTCTGCTCGGCTGGCAGCTGGTCATACGGAACAAAGCAAGGGTGCTCTTTCTTGTCGGCATCCTTCACGAGGCCGAACTTCCAGCCAGCGGTGCGCTTCTCTTCCAGCCATGAGTTGTGCGATGCGTCAGGGCCAGCGTCAGGGTGATCAATATGGAACTGAACACCATTGATTGCAGACTGGCGCTGCCATTCAGGAGCCTGGTCCCACGGCAGTTGGGATGTATCACCAAGGGCGGCGCAATAGGCGCGGTTGATTTCGTGGCACTTCTTGGCAATGTCAATGCGATTATCAGGAGAGGGAGTTTTCTGTTCGTGCAGTTGCTGTTTGAGCAGATAGCCCTCCAGCATCCAAACCTTGCTGATGGCGTTATCGTGGGCAACCTTGCGGCCAATCTCGGCGTCAAAGTTCTCCGGGCTGGCGCAGGCTGATTCGCCGGTGACGGTGAAGCCGTTTTTCAGCACCAGGACGCAGAATGTCAGGCAATGCAGGGGGCTGGACTTTTCAATAGCCAGGTATGGATGCCCGCACCCAATCGCAGCTGAGAAGTAATGCTCGCTGGCAATCACATCCTGAATGCGCTGCGGGGTTACTCGCGGAGCAGTCAGACCTTTGGCCTGAATTTCTTGCTCAATTGCTTTGTCGCTCATGGTTTCTCCAAACGAAAAACCCGGCGCAATGGCCGGGTCCGGAAATGAAAAAGCCCCACTCGGGAGAGTAGGGCCATGATGGGTAAATCCTAACGCTGGCTGTTTGATAAATCAACAACCTATTGAATAGCGTCGAGCTGCGCCTCGATGTGCTGGACGATTTGCTGCTGCATCTGCGCGTATTCGAGCTTGAGGCGGTCATTTTCGGCGGCCACCCGCTCCATCTCCTGCAGGATTTTGCCTGTCTCAGCCTGGGTCTTGGCATCGCCGAACCGCTGACTCTCGGCCATAGCTGCCAGCCGTTGCGATTCGGCCTGCCAGCGACCGGCTTCCGCTTCGAGCTTCGCCACCTTAGCCATGACCTCTCGCATTGCCAGTTCTTGCTGGGCCTGCGCCTGCTGTGCCTGCTGTTGGGCTGCCAGTTGCTCCTGCGGGTTCATGTCCTCGGGCTTCTTCGGAATGTTCAGCGCGGTGCGCATGTTCTCTATGAATTCAGCCTTGTTCGGGATATCCAGCAGTTCAAACAGCATATTGAGTGCAGCCGGCTTCGCCGCATCCGGCAACATGCCAATGACATTACCAAGGCGCTCGGCCAGTTGCTGCTTATAGGCTGGAGTTTGCTGGATTGGGGCCAGGCTAATACGGGCTCGCAGCCGGGTGATATCGTTGGTCAGCTTTCCGCTGCCATCATCGATGTTCAGGGCAACGGTCTTGCGCTTGGTTTTGTCATCCCTGTTGATGGTCACGGCATAGTTGCGGCGCTTGGACAGGTCTTCCATCAGATAGCCAAGCAACAGGGAGCCCATTTGCTGCCGAGCAAAACGGTAGTTGTCGTTCAGTTCGGCCAGCGTGGTGCTCCCCTGCTCCACCAGGTTGGCAATCGCAACGCCTGACTTGGCCGCCGATTCCTGTCCCAAGAAGGCCGAGTAGACGCCCATGGTGTCCTGAATGAGCTTGGCGCTGTCCTGCATCACCTGGAACTGCTGTGCGGCAATATTGAAATCCTGCTGGATCTGCAGGGCATCAGCGACTGATGTCTTATTCTGGCGATCGGGGTTCAGCTCGATGTAACCATCTGCCCGCTCTACCTGCTCGAGAACCTCCGAGCGACTCATGTTCGTGGCGTCTTTATCCATGATCACGCGCTTGGCCTGCAGCAGCCAGGTTAACTTGATACGACGGAAATTGACCTCATCTTGTGCTGGCATTGCCCGGGCGATCAGGCCATAGGGCTCTCCGGTGCCATCCTTGCGATAGCCCCAAAACGGCACCACCGGGAACATGCCATAAGGCGCGGCACATTGGCGATCAACAATCGGATGCGGGCCAGCGAACCAGGCCTCACGGATGACAGAGCATGGACGGCGCTCGAGTTGTGCCTTTCCTGCGTGGATGGCCGTGACATGCAGCAGGTTGAACTTGTCATATTCGATGACCCGGCCGCTATCGAGGAACAGTACATCCTTGGTTTCATAGGTCCGGTAGTAGACAACCTGCAGCAGGATGCGCTTGCGGTCTGAGCTGCGCCACTCGATCCCGTTGCGGTTGAACGAGTCCCACTCATCGAATGCAGACACTAGGCCTGGGTCGATGCTGTCTGTAACTGTCGCCGAGTTGAATTCGCTCCAGTCGTTGATTGAGTAGTTCAGCACATCGACTTGATCCGGGAACATGGTTTGCGCCTCATCCAGATCAAGCCAGCGACGGCGGCGGATCCAGCGGCAATCACTCAAATCCGGCTCTCTGGTGTGCCAGTCGAAATCAATCTCGTCCCGATGTATGGCGCTCATCTTGTAGCGCGGCCCGAACGGATCAAGGCTGCGGCGTACTTCACCCCAGCCGATCCCCACTGCAATCTGTGACTTGTAGGAGTCAGCACAGGCGCGGTCCATGCCACCCAAACGGCAGGCATCAGCAAATTCGGCGTTGATTGCGTCAGCCAGTTGCTCAGCTTCATCGTCCTTGGCATCGTCAGCAACGGCAATCAGGTCAGTCCGGCTCTTGGCCTCCATGCCCAACACGCCGTCGATGGTCGGGGCAATCAGGTTATGGACGGTGGCGGGTTGCCCACGCTCTACCAGTGCCGATTTTACAGACGGCTCGAGCTGGTCGCCGTCGTAGTAAGCCCATGCTCGATTGGCCATGCGCCGCCAGTTCGGCTGTCCGTGGATATCGCCCATGATGCAGAGCAGTTGCTCTGTGTTCAGACCTTGCTGCTTTTTGGTCTTGGTCGGTGAGTCTTGCATCGTTAGTGCTCCATCCAGTTCTTAGTGCGAGGCTTCGAGGGTTCAGGGTTCTTTTTGATGGGTGCTGGCATACGGGCCCGCATTTCCTGGGCAATCATGTAGCTCATCAGTTGGTCGTCGTAGCATCCGTCCTGGGCGTTCATCCGGCCCTGTTTGTCATAGACGTAGCTGGTTGCTTCGCTGACGGTGCCAATCCAACGGATCCCGGCGCAGCCATTGCGAAGCAGTGTCTTGAGCCCTTCGGTAACGAGAGGCTTGGATTGTGCGGTGGTGAGCCAGCCGAGCCGCGGCGTTTCATCGTCACGGTCGCGGTCGATGTATTCCTGGGCGTAGATACGTCGGGTTGGATAGATGTCGCGGAGCTTGAGCAGCACAGCATGGCCATGGTTATTCCGCTCGGGACCGATGAAAGCTGGCTCGTCTTTGGTGCCGTACATCCGGCCAACGTGGTTCAGCAGCATGGCGAACAGCTCGGCATCCAGATGCCCGTACCAATGGGCTACCTGCTCCCCGGTGCTGCGCTTGATGACATCCAGGCTCGAGCGGTCGCCATGCTCCAGCCCTTCGGCAACGTCGGCGCCGATGGCATAGGCATCTTCTTCATCCGGCAGCTCCCAAACCAGCAGCATGTTTTCCAGCGAGCGGATCCCCTGCTCATCCAGCTTGTCGGGTTTGCGGGCTTTGGTCTTGGTTCCTGTTGCTGGGTCGATGTCATAGACGATGAGCGGAGGGATGCAATCGCCTTCTGCTGTCATGGTCAGGATTGGGTCGAATACGCGGCGGCCTGACGTGAGGAACGCTTCGAGCGGAGTGCTCGGGAATTCCTGCTTCATCTCGGCGCCCTGCTCTGACTCCTTTTGCACATACCACTGACGCTGCTCGGGGCTGAGCTCGCAGCCCATGGCTTTCTCGACTGCGGCGAAATACTCGAGCTGGGACTTGCTGGCTGTAACGCCAGAGCGCGGGACGGCAGCGCGATACTTCGGGTCTTGCCACCAGGCGAAGAAGTGAAACTTCCAGTCGAGCTTAGTCAGCTCGGCCTTGCTGTTGTGCAGCTCCATCGCCTTCACGCTCATGGCGTGGAAGTCGCCACCCACACCTTCCGCTGTTGATTCGATGAATGCCACACAGCCAGGGTGAATCGCGTTGAGCGTACCGGTCCGAACTTCCTTGGCTTTCTCAGGGGCCTTGGCGCAGACCTTACCGTGCTCAGAGATATGCAGGCGCTGAACCGTGCCAGAGCGGAACGAAGTGGCAACCCGGATAGAGCTGCCGTGCTTAAACAGGATGTAGCCGCCATTCGCCCCACCCCGCCGAGCAGTCACAACGAAGGTCGATTTGAGCCAGGCTGGCAGGTTATCGAAGGGGATCTCAATCTTGGTGCGGTAAATTTCCCCTGCCGCCCCTAAGTCCTGGGCGATGATCCCGCACTTGAGGTTCTTGTTGAACAGCGCCTCATCCAGCAGATAGATGTCAATGGCCGTGGAGAATCCCAACTGCCGCGCCTTCAGGATGATGTTCAGCCACCACATGCAACGGAATAGCAGCTCTTGGGCTGGCCGGAGTCGGAACCGGACGAGTTGCCCCTGCTCGTTCTCGATCATGTAGAGGTTGTTCATCCGCCACCATTTGTCCGAGAGACGCGCACGGATGTACTCGCGTTGATCCTTCTCGGTCATCGCGGAGATTTCTACGGTTTCGGTCATTGATTCTCAGGTAATAAAAAACCCGCCGAGGCGGGTTGGGTGTGCAGTTTCTTTCAAATCAGGCATATCTATGAATTAAAAATGCAAGAACCGCAATAATCCATGTAATTGATGGGAGGATCGCATCACCAAAATGCATCTCCAATGCAGCATGTTTAAGCCAACCAATTCTGTATCTAGCAGTGACTAGAATGAACTGCAAAGGGTTCATTAAGACATTAATTATGAATTTTTCTGTTACATAGTTATCAGCTTTGGAATAGTCCACCCACACCGTCACCCTTATAAACCCTATCGCCCCTACGATAAACTCTCTATTGCTCGTGAAATTATGGGACGGATTAATGTTTAGCCCTGCAGCCTCCGTTTCAGCCCTAGCTTCGCGCTCGATTTTTTCCACACACGCTCGCTGAACATACAGAGGGACTTTTGTGGCGTTTAAGACGGCAGATATCATTTCTCTACGAATATCCTTAGATGCGATACCGTGCCGCCACCAAAAGAAGCACATTAGGACCATCATTGCCCACTCAAGATATTCAGGGTGGCTAAAAATCAGCTTTGCCCCGAACATGCTCAGATCCGAGCCCATCTTCCCGCCTGCGATTGAGTAGATCAGCACGATGCTGGCCACAACCATCAGGTTCTTGCGGTACTGCCGCTCTAGGTCTTTATCGTCAGCCATTATCTGCTCTCCATGCTGTTCTGAATGGCTCCGACTCTATCACGCTGAACACTGCACAGTCAGGCGATCGGGCTTTCATCTTTTATCCACCGCTCAAGCTCGGTGATTTTTTCATCCCAACACTGGAAGTCGGCAGTTGACTTCTTTTCGTCAAAATCAACATCTTCAACACCAAACAGCTCAGACACTGAACGCAGTTTGGCAATTGCCTCTAGCGCTAAAATCCTTTGTGTCGCCTGACGCTCTCTTTGTTTCATAACTGGCTCCAGAATGGGTTGAATTTCTGCTCGTATTCTATCACGACATCAGCCCGCCGGTGCCCATGCCCTGCAGGTCGGCCACCATCTCGCCTATCTCTGTTGTGTCGCCGCCCTGTTCCCGTTCGAGCTTGCTGGACTCAGCCTCAAGCTTGCGGGTTGCAGCAATAATGCGGTCGGTCTCGGCTTCTATCTTCGGGACTGTAACGTCATCGATGCGCAGCGAACTGAGGGTGCGCTCGATGGATTCCACCCGGCAGATGTTGCGCTCCATTGCCGTTTCAGCCTTGA